CAAAATTGCCACACTAAGAAAAGGTCTTGGTAGATTGTGTGAGGACAAGTTTAAAAATCTGATGATGGTGAAAGGATATCAAGTTTATACACCAGTAGAAGATATTTGGGGATCTGATTTCTTAATATCTAAAAATGGAAAAGACTTTGAACGTATTCAGGTAAAATCAACATCACAAACTGGAAAGATGTCTTTTCATCTTATTACCAATCATGCTGATAAAATACCATATAAAGAGATCGTTGATCAAATGGCATTTATCAGTATTATGGATGATACGGTTTGGTTAGTTCCAGTAAAAAACCTGCCTGACAAAACTGGAATGTCTCTATCAGAACTAAAAAAAGATTATGAAAAATTCAAAGTTAGTTATAGTGGAGTGTGAATTCAAATGAGTAATGTAGAAGCACCAGATGAATTAGTTGATAAGCATGGGTTTAGTATCAAACCCCCCATCAGTGATAAAGAGTGTATTCTTATATGCTTAAAGAATGCTCCTTGTGGAACTAATCAAAAACAAGTTCAAAGATTGATTGTGGAGTATGAATCTAAATGAAACACTACAATATACATAATCTAAAACTAGATGATGATGAATTAAAGTATATAATTAAATTATTGAGTTGCTTCAAAACAGAAAGTCCTCTTGATGGAATTCTACTAAGAATGAAACAAACTGCTTATCCAGATGAATTTGAAGATCCAATAGTATTATTTCGCAAAACTATTTCTTATTACGATTCAAAACCAGATTAAATTGAATATGGGATTACTAAAAATTGATAAGAATAAGTTAGTAACTGAAAGAGTCAAAACAACCCCTCAGAACGTTGCAGAGGCAAATAATGCACTATTCCGTTCTAAGATGACTTTACCTGCCGCAGCAGAGCACTGTGGCATGACTCAGAAGGAAATGAAATTAACTTTCTGGGAATTTTTGAAATATCACCCAAGAGATTACGAACAAACTCTATGAATAATCAACCACTTCCAGAACTTTCCAATAGTGAAATCAATGTAATTATTGAATGTATTAGAAATCGGCAAAATAAATTCTTTGTGGGTGATTCAGTTTATAATAAATTGAATAATATTATAATTAAACTCAATCAATTAAAACAACCTTAATGAAACTCTTAACAATATATTCCGGATCAACTGATAAGAGTAAATCCATTTATTTTCGTGTTTTATCAGTCAAAAGATACTCCCTATTTCAAATTGCATTTGATCTGGAAAACATATCTGATAATTATGATTTTCCTTATGTACAGATTACCATTGGAATGAAACGATTACTTGGTTTGGTTGCATCAATTCATAGATTTGGTGTTTATCTTGATATTCTTGGAAAAACATGGTATCATAATAAATGATAGATTCGTTTTTAGATTATGCAATAGAAGTTGCTGAAAGTTCTACTTCCAAAAAGAAAGTTGGTGCGGTCCTTCTTTCAAAAAACAAAATAGTTGTATCTGCTACTAATTTAGAAAGAAAAACACATCCAATTCAAGCAAGGTTTGCCGAAAGAGTTGGATTGCATAAGAAAATTTATCTTCATGCTGAAATTGCTGCACTCATTAAATCTAAAGAGGTATGTGATACTATTATTGTTGTTCGTTTAGGTGGTCACAGTCACAATGAACTTAGAATGGCAAAACCCTGTCCTGTATGTTCTCTAGCATTAAAAGAAGCAGGAATCAATAAAGTTTATTATTCGACTGATAATGGATTCCTTTACGAATATAAAGGGAAGAAAAAATAAATAGTGGTTCATGGTACACTCCGATATAAAACCTAATATGGTTAATCCAGGAAAATCTCAAGAAAAATACATTTCTGATCTTGAGGATACCATTAAGAAGCAGAAGAAAGAAATTGATAATTTATTAAAGGTAATTAATTACATGAATCAACCTAAGAACTTTAATGCCTAAAAAACAAGAACCTAAAAATTTGTTTCCACATAGTATGTTTCCATTTCGTCTGGAATATACTGACAAACTAAGTGGTGAAAATGTTATCTGTTGGTTTACCGATAAAGTTTATCGTGATAAGCATATTAAACGATATAAACTAAAGAAGAATTCAATTCGTACTGATGAACGAGACAAACTAACAAAACCAAAAACAAGATCAAGAAAAAAAAGTACTACTACATAGTTTATAACACATAATATTAAAATGTCATTATCACATTCGGTTGAAAACTCCTTAAAAGAAGCAGAGTCACATTTAAGGAACTCTCTTGCTTTTTCTGCAAGGCAAGAAGAACCATATGTTTCATGTGTTATTTCAGAAATGATTGCAAAAATTGATGGACTAATCAAAACTGATAAAATGCTTGAGCATATGCAACAATATCTTGAGGATGATTTTAAGCAATGAATTCTTGGTCTTTACTTTACGACGAAATGAAACTACGAAACAAAAAAACTAAAGATGACTCCATGACTGTTGGTCAGATTATGGACACTGAAAAGTTTCAAGAAGAGTTTGAAAAGGAAAAAGAAAATAAAAAGAAGAATAAATAAGATTATCAACATTCAATAAGTTGAAATGATAAATGAAGGAAGAAAAAGAGATGCCGCAGCAAATGCTATTTTAGGAGTTGCATTTGCTGCTAATGCTGCACAATCTCCTGAATCATTATTGAAATCTGGAAAGGTAGAGGGTCCAGGATTTCAACTTATGTCTAGAATGATGAAAAAAAGAAAAGAAGCAGATAGAAATTTAGATAGTCCAAGAGTATCAGAACCTGCAAGGAATAAAAGAATAAAGTCAGAACAAAAAACTTTTGAATCTTTTATGACTGAAGTAGGACAGAAATGTCATGATGAAATGCATGAAGTGAAATAGCAAGCAAATTAATATACTAAATCCAATTCTGAAACTGTCCACCACCCCTTGACATAGGGGTGGTTTTGTTCTATATTGATTAAGTCAACAACAAGGAGAACCCTTGATCAGTATTAACAAGTTCAAACAAGTTTGTGAGAATGAATTTGATTGGAACATGATTTTTGGTGCAGTACGAGATGCCTACAGTGATACTGGATTCAAAAGCAATTCTGACAACTTTATACGAGCAAAAGTTCTTGAACTTGCTGTTGTTTCTTTTTCTCATGTCGAATATGTAGATGAAGATGGTGTTGACTTTGTTCTTAAAGTTGATGATACTGATGTAAGAATAGAAGCAAAGTTCCTTAGAGGTTTTTTCAAACGCAACGGAACTTGTAAAGATATTAAGATGAAAAATTATCGAGGAGATGTAAGTGAAAGTGCATTTAATCGATTCAAAACAGAAAATAAGTTTGATTATGTTATGATAGTTGATCGTGACTGTTATTCAGTTGCGATTGCACCTAGAGAAGTGGCACAAAAGTATTATGTAAGTAAAGGTGATGGTGTTATGACACAATTCCCTAAAGAAGCACTTACAATTCTTGATTTGGATAGTGAAAACTTTACTTTACCTACTTCTGTTGATAGACTATCTGATATTGTTAATGAAGCAATAGTAAACTGGATTAAAAATCGTTGAGAATTATTATGAAATCACCTACACTAGAAGAATACAGAGAAGCAGGAGAAGAATTTTGGCCTAAGTATCGATATGTTGCAGAAGAACTTGGAGATGGTGCAGAACCTGAACAAGTTCTAAAAGTAATGGAATCTCTTGCAGCAGTTGCACTAAAGAAAAAAATTGAAAACAAAATTGGACCATTCGGATTTAACAAAGAACGAAACGATGAAGCAGTTTCCTCTTAAGACTTGTCTTAGGTATCCTGGTGGTAAGAGTAAAGCATTAAAAACTCTTACCCCATGGTTTCCTAATGATTTCGATGAGTATCGAGAACCATTTATTGGTGGTGGAAGTATTGCACTACTAATCAGTCAAAACTATCCTAAGATTCCAATTTGGATTAACGACAAGTATTTTTATCTCTATAATTTTTGGGTTCATCTAAGAGATCATGGATTGAAATTGTCAGAAAAACTTAGAGAAATCAAAGAACAAATTGTGGGGAATGATGATGCTCACAGAGAACTTTTTAATGAGTATGCAAGTACAATCGAAAATCTAGAACCATTTGAACAAGCAGTTGCATTCTTTGTAATGAATAAGTGTTCTTATTCTGGTTTGACAGAAAACTCTACTTTTTCAGTTCAAGCATCTAGGTCTAATTTTTCTTTAGTTGGTATTGATAAACTTCCAAAGTATTCAAATATTATTAAAGACTGGAAAATTACTAACATTGATTATTCAGAAGTAATGAATGCTGATGGTGATAATGTTTTTGTATTTCTAGATCCTCCTTATGATATTAAAGATTTTCTTTATGGAACTGGTAGGAAATTACACTCTGCATTCTCTCACACTAGATTTGCAGATGATGTAGATAATTGTCCTCATAAATTTATGATTACCTACAATGTAAATGATTGGTTATTGGATAGGTATAAAGAATATAATTTAAGGGAATGGAAATTGAGATATTCTATGGTACATAGAGGACAAAAAGGAACACAAGATAATGTTAAAACAGAACTATTAGTTACAAACTATGAAAATGTGACAGTTCAGTAAGTGGCACACACTACCCCCATACGGCACTGGGATGCTCTATGATGAGTCCATCAACAAAGGTTTTCTACTGATGAAAATTACTAAAATTGAAAATTCTTCTGCGATTGCAAAAGTAATGTTTCCAAATTCTTGGGATGAAAAAGTAGTTGGAATTTCTTATAATAGTAATCCTGATAAATTTTATATGTTTGAATGTGAAACACCTTCTAAAGTAGAAGAAGATATTATGAGTGCTGATAGTGTTGGTAAATTGATTTCTTCTCTTAAAAAAGAGGGAATCTTAAAAGTAGTTGCTGCACAATAAATAAAAATAAATTTTAATACAAAATGAATGAGCATCCTGAAATTTCTGAATATGAATGGATCGATGATTGTTTCCGTGTATGGAAAACACGATTCGGTTTGTGGTCAAGTGAAACTAAACAGGGTCGTTTGATGCTTACTGGTCTTACAAAAGACGCAGTTGTTACTATGACTCGATGGCATCTCAAATGTGAACAAGAAGGAACTCTTCATTTATATACTAGAGTTGTCGGAAATGCTTTTGTTTCAGGTAAGCTTTAGTTAAATAATAGACTATTTTTTGTGGTTAAATGCTAACATCTTTCTAAATTTCTATCATTCTTATGACACTTCCTAAAGAAAGTAAAAAACTATCTAATAATGAAATTGAAAGCATTCAAATTGCAGTGAAAGACGTTGGTATTACAGCAATACATCCAGAAAAAATGGAGGCATTTGCTGACTACTTAGTCAAAAAAACTCAGGAAAAAATCAATTAATTTTACTAAATAATTTTTAATCAATTGTAACTAAAATGGAAAGCGTCGAAAAGCACATTGAGGTTGATAAAAAGATCCTTGAAGATCCAACGACATCACCTCAACAACGTCGTCATATTGAAGGAGAACTACATGAACTTGAAGTTTATGTAGAAAATCATAAAGAAGAAATTGATGCCGGTGATCATCATGATCCCACGGCACTTGAACTCTTTTGTGAAGTAGAACCTGATGCTGATGAATGTAGAATTTATGATGATTGATTGTGACAGTTGTTGAACTGTCCACTCTGCCCCTGACTCTTCCCCACTCTGCCCTATAATAAGTTCATCAACGCAACACACC